GTCTAAGACTGCTAAAGTTGGTACACCGGGTGTCCTCGTCAGTGGGGCAGGTGGTATCAAGTTTCGCCCGTCGGACCAAGTAAGAGCTATTGAGAAGTTCCCTCACCAGAAGGGCGACGATATCCGTGGTGCTGTGGTTGTGTACCAAGCGCCATACCGTGACGAGGAAGGACAGATTCCTAACAACCTGTACTTCATCGCGCATGACCCGTACGCACACGACAGTTCTCAGGGCTCGTCCCTGGGTTCTGCGTATGTGTTCAAGCGGGCTAACCCTTGGAGCAAGCCTGACGACATGATTGTCGCTAGCTACGTAGGCCGCCCTGACACACAGGACGACTACAACGACAACCTGTTCAAGCTTGCTGAATACTACAACGCTCGTATCGGATTCGAGAACGACCGAGGTGAGGTGATTCCTTACGCTAAGCGTACGAAGAACCTGCACCGATTGATGGAGGAGGTAGAGATATTCGACAAGAGCTCAGGGTTCCGTGCAAAGACCCTTGGACGTAACTACGGTTTGTCTATGGGTAGTAAACACCGTAAGGCTCAGGCCGTTCTGTACCTACGTGATTGGTTGAACACCAAAAGAAGTAAGGACGAGAATGGTGATTATAAGAAGAATTTGCACTATATTTACGACGTGGCTCTCATCGACGAGCTTATCAAGTGGACAGAGCGTGGCAACTTCGACCGTGCGTCATCTCTGCTCGTTGGTATGTTCTACATGATGGACCTCCTTTCCAAACCTGTAGTGAAGCAAGAGTCTAGAGACGACCATGACTCATTCTTCTCACGGGAACTATTTGTCTAAGACATGAGCGATAACAAAAATCACATTCCAAAGCAAAAGCTCAAGCGGTCTAAGAAGACCAAGGCTTGGGGTAAGGAGTGCGTTGAAGGCTATATCAACCAATCCTCTTTTGTAATGAACAGCAAGAGCGACCTCTTGCGTTTCTATGAGGCGTACAATGGTACCCTCGACGAGAAAGACTACAACTACGTAACGAATCCTTACAACAGCCAAGCTGGTAAGAAGCGGAACTTCCCCGCCAAGTTGCGTAACTACAATATCATTAAGCCTGTCGTTGACTTGCTCCTCGGTGAGAAGACTCAACGTCCTTCTAATTTCCAGGTTACGGTGACGAACCCTGATGCGGTTAGCCGTATGGAAGAGGAGAAGCAGAAGGCAATCCTCCAGAACTTGCAGCAGCAGTTTATCAACGAGCTCAATGCTATGGGCGTTGATACTGGTGTACAGAGTGAAGAGATTGACACCCCTGAAGGCGTAGCTAAGTACATGGAGACTAGCTACCAGGATAGCCGCGCTATCGTAGGACAGCAGGTTCTGAACTACCTCCGCGACTACCTTGACCTCCCAGACAAACTGCAGCAGGCGTTCTTCGACTGGCTCGTGTCTGGTTACGTGTACTCTTACAAGGGCGTCTGCATGGACGAAGTGGAGTACGACGTAGTGTCGCCATTGAACATTGACTTCTCTAAGTCTCCAGGATTGGAGTTCGTAGAGGACGGAGACTGGGTTGTGCGCCGTGAGCTCATGAGCTCTAACGCTGTGCTTGACCAGTTCTATGACTTGCTGAACGAACAGCAGGTTTCACAAATTGAAAGCCCACACCGCAACCGTAGTGGGTCCTTTTCTATCCCATTCCTCCAGCGCATCGAAGAGAACTTCGGTGATGACGAGCGGTATGTCGAAGTGCTGCACGTTGCTTGGAAGTCTTTTAAGAAGGTTGGTATCCTTGCGTACACGGACGAGTTCGGCATTCAGCAAGAGCTCATGGTTGATGATAGCTACAAGCTTGACCGTGACGCAGGTGAGACTATCGACTGGTACTGGGTTAGTGAAGTATGGGAAGGCTACCGCATTGACGGCGATATCTACGTAGGTATCCAGCCAATTGAGGCACAGCGCAACGAGATGAACAATATCTCAAAGTGTAAACTGCCTTACAACGGCCGTGCATACAGCAACCGTCACGCAGACAACGTGTCTATCGTAGGCATGGGTCTCCCTTATCAAATTCTTTACAACGTGTTCCACTACCGTATGGAGCTTACCATTGCAAAGAACAAGGACAAGATTGCTCTGATTGAGATGAACACCATCCCTAAGCGTCATGGCTGGGACGAGGAGAAGTTCATGTACTACGCAGATGCAATGGGCTATGCTTTCATTGACTCTACTGCAGAGGGCAAGAACAACGAGCGCGTGTCGTTTAACCAGTACCAAGTATTGGATATGTCGCTCGGTCAGTACATTGCCGCACAGATGCAGCTGCTCCAAGCCATCAAGCAGGAGTGGGAAGAGTTGCTCGGTATTAGCCGTCAGCGTAAAGGTCAAGTTACCGCATCCGATGGTGCAGGTACCACGCAGTCTGCAATCGCTCAGTCGACTGCTATGACCGAAGAAATCTTCCGTAAGTTCGAGAAGTTCGAGCAGAAGGAAATGCAAGGATTGCTTGACGTCTCCAAGCATGCATTCCGTACGGGCAAGAAGATTCAGTACATTGCTGACGATTACCGTAACGCGTGGTTGGACATTGACGGTGCCGAGTACGGCGAGTCAGAGTTCGGCATCTTCGCTAAGAATGCTAGCAAGGAGAACGAGAAGATGCGCATGATGCGTGACTTGACGTTGGCTCTTGCACAGAACGGAACTGGTGCTGGTACTATTGCAGAGATTCTCGATGCGGATAACTTCGCTCGTATCAAGCAGTTGGCCAATGAGGTAGAGTCTAAGCAGGAAGCGTTGCAACAGCAGATGCAGAAAGCACAAGCTGAGTCAGCACAGAATGTTGAAGCTATGAAAGCACAGGAAGAGCAAGCTAAGCGTGACCATGAGGCAGAGCAAAAGCAGCTTGACCGTGAAAACAAAGTTGAGGTTGCCCTCATCAATGCTAGCGCGAAAGACACTGACCACGACAACGACGGCAAGACCGACGAGTAAAAGTCGTATAGTGAAATAAATTATAGAATTCGTTTGGTAGAGTAACCTACCTTACTTAAATTTGTAGAACAATGGCAGAAAACAAAAGTCTGGGCATCGAGAACCTCGGTTCTGTAGATTGGCTGAATGACAGTGCTCCTGAGCCGCAAGCTGCGGAGGAGTCCCAAACCCCGGAAACTACTGAGGCCCCTGAGCCAGTAGATGAGACTGTAGAAGCTGTAGAAGACGCAGCTCCTGAAGTAACCACAGAAGAAGTATCGGAACCAGTTGACGAGGACGAGTCTTACGACGACGACTTTGAAGCTGAATCACCTGAGGTGGATGAACCTGCTGCAGAAGCCAGCATGTTTGCTACCCTGAGCCAGAAGCTCGGTTATGAGGTGGAAGGTGACTTCGCTGAGGACTACGATGGACTTGCAAGCTACACAACTGCAGTAGGAGAGCAGATTGCTAACGAGCGTCTGCAGAAGATGTTTGAAGCGTACCCAGATGTCGCTGAGTACTTTGAGTACCGTTCTAACAACGGTGACCCATTGAAGTACTTCGAGGCACAGCAGGCTGAGCTTGATTACAACAGCATCGAGATTGACGATAACCTCGCAGTCCAGAAGCGCGTAGTAATCGACGGCATGCGTCAAGCAGGGTTCGGTGATACTGAAATCGGTGAAATGGTTGATGACCTCGAGGACACTGGTTTGCTTAAGAAGCAAGCTGAGCGTTACCTCGGTCGCTTGAAAGCTACACAGGCTACTCGCAAAGAGCAACTGTTGCAGCAGCAAGCACAACAAGCTGAGCAGCAGCGTGCTGAGGCAGAGGCTTACTGGGCATCAGTTCAGGACACTATCAATACTGGAAACTTGAAGGGTCTGCAGATTCCGCAGCGTCAACGCGGTAAGTTCTATGACTGGATGACTACTCCTATCAATGAGCAAGGGTTTACGCAACGGGACTTGGACCGTCAAAATATCGACCAGGAGACGGCACTGGCAGTGGAGTATTTGTTGTACCAAGGGTTCGACTTGAAGAAGTTGGCCACTAGTGCAGCCGCTACACAGAAGGTGTCTAATCTGAAGTCTAAGCTTAGTTCTGCCCCAAGTGCGGGTAGTCGACTCAAATCCCGCACTAAGTCGGGTACGACAAAGGCAAACTCAATCCCTTCATTGAAGGACTTGCTGTAAGCCTGTTTTCTAACCATTCATCAACCTAAATTAAAATGGCTGATAACCTCAAAAAGT